GGATTGTCGAATCAGTGCGTGAAATATGAACCGATTCCCGGTGAGTATGTTTCGTATCAACTTGTCAGATGCGCCCTTATGCATTAACCGATTAATGACTGCGGGTTAAGACATGAACCACGTAACTTACCAAACACCGACAGACGACGAAGTGGCTGCTGGCGCTGACCCGCTTTCTAGGGAGCCTACATAATGCCCGGATGCGGAACATCACTACCTGATCCACGCCCTAGCTACCCTAATTTATCTGGTTTTACGCTTGTCTCTGTATTGTATGGGACGGTGACGTGGGATGCCGGATTCGAAAGCTCGTACTTCGGCGGTCCTTTAGGTGGTTGGATATTTTCTTCTGGCGCTGAGGCGATATTTGAGCCGACGACACCGCTGAATGTTACCGGGTTGTGGCCTATGACCCCAACATGCGCCTACATTCACCCTGAAGTTACAGTGGATGGTGTTGTCATAATTCCAGACACTATAGATTGGGAAACGAATCCTGTGACAGTTGTCTCAGGCGTGGTTGAGAGTCTGTACGCAAAAAATTATTCTGCATACGACCGTATTATGCACGTTGACGATTTTTTCTTTGTTCAACCTGAAGGTCCGCCCGGTACACCCTGTTTCTGGACCGACAAGATCAAAGTGATCGAGGAGTGCTCGGCGGCTCCTGGTTGCCTTGAGTTCAACAACACAAACTGGATACCGTCGAACGAAGATACTACGTGGAGCACGGATAAGTTTGTTGTTGGTGCTCAAGGACCGGACGGTATCAATCAAGGCCCATTAATTGAAACAGCCTCAGCATTTACTGGCGAGCCAACATCAATAACGGTTCATTATAGCTATTCTGGTTTGAGTGACGCTGCGAATTTACAGATGGGCGCTTCTGCAAACCCGTACGATTATGAGAATCATTCTGTAGTTATTGAGTCTGTATCTGCGGGATCAGGTACTGGCTCAATTACGCTTCCGGTTACTTTTACGCATACGGGGGAATTCACGATAGTAATGCTATTAAGCGGTCCGCTCGGCGGCGGCGGCGAAGGACCGCCAATGATAACGCCAATATCTACAACGCAGATCGCTATTACCGATGTTGTGCTGTGCCCGCCATAACCCATGCAGCCCGCCTCGTTCATCTTCCAGGGCGCGCAGGCGGCATGTGAGCGCCTGATTCCCTACGCGCAGCACTGTGCAAACATTGTTGACGCGAACAAGGTGACGTTCGGCATCAAGACTTCGATCAAGGAGTTCGACGTACCGGGCGGCGGGCATGTGCGGGTTGAAAGCCTGGACCACAACACACGAGTCACCATCACGGCGAAGACCGGCGAGACGTTTGACGAAAAGAAGCTGAAGGAAGAAATCGAGAAGTTCGACAGCTTCTCTTCGCGCATGGTGTGGTTGCCTGAAGGTTTCGTGATTACGCCGCGCAGTCCTTCCGCCGCACCTGACGGCTGGGGGCTGGACACCGACGGCTCGATAAAACCCGGTAAGCCGATTCGTGATGTTGTCATCAACCGCTACGCCGACAACCTTTACCCTGACGTTCAGTACGTTACATCCAATGCAGACGCAGTGGCTCCATATAGATCAGAGCCGGTGTTCTTCACCAACGAAGGTGTGAGCTTCTTCGAGTACACGACAAAAGAGACTGGTGGTGGGTGGACTGTCAGCAATGGGAATATTGTAAAGGTTCCAATAAAGCCTGCTGGGTCGATTCGCAGTTTCAACTTGAAGGCCATCGGTGTTTACCTGAAAGCGGTCATCCCGACGACGTTGAAAGAACTGGTGGAGGCGTTCAAGCGGCAGACAACGAAGTGGAATCGTACGCAGCTTGAGCCTGGATTCTCAGTGCAATCTGCTGAATGGTTCTGTCATCGCCCGGAAGTGGTTCCATACATCGACTCTGGTGAAGAAACCACGGCGAGTACCGCCTTCGTTTCCACCACCATGAAGACGATCTTCAACGAGACTAATGCGTACCGCGCGGAAGTAAGTCGACCCCCGCTACTGCCGCCGCTCAGGGGGTATTACAACGCTGTGGCGAATGCGATCATCTACGAGATGCAGCGCGCGAAGGTCATGGCGCATGAAACTGTGTTGTACCGACTTGGCTACCGCAGTTTTCTAGACCGGCTACTACATCGTGCGGGCGTAGAAGATCAAGTAGCTTCGGCGGAAAACATCGGCATCACCAACTTGCCACGGCTTCCTGATGAAACTGAGGTGAACTATCAGCGACGTTTTGGTATCGCCAGAACATTGAGTTGGCGAAACTCGCCGCCGCATTACTACGGCATGACTTACGAGTACAAAGACCCAGCGTACCCAGCGCTGACAGAAGGATTTCTGGAGCTTTCGCTAGGTGGCGGCACGGTTACTGCCGCTCAAACACCGCCACTTTATACGGGCGAGCCGACACCGATTTACCCGACGTTCGGCGGTCTTTACGCAACGCAGATATTTCGCGGGCGTTCGCGTTGGGTGGATGCGGCTTCAGCGTATTGGACAGGTGCTATGGGAACGGTTTCATGGAACGGATTGCCAAACCCATGCGCGTCCGAGGCGGTGCTTGACCAGCGCACAAAGGGCATGGACATATACGACTGGTCGCAGAACGTCGTCTACCACAAAGGTCGAACCGTTCGCATCTTCGAGCACCCTAGCACACCAACAGCGCACCGTCGCGTAATGGGCGCAGGGTTGTTTTCTGTTCAGTACGTGCTCACCGAGGAAGAGGTTGCGTTCAGAACTAAACTGACACCGGATGATCAGGCCATATTCGACACACTGTTTAGTGATCCTGTTTACGTGTCAGCGGTTGTTTTGTACGCACCCTTCAGTGCCGCTGAGTCACCCTCGTTGCAGATGTATGTCAAGCCGCTGCAGGGTGGTGATGGCTGGATTGTTGCTGAGCACGCACTCACAACAACGGCATTTGAAAATGGCAGGGCGATCTTTTCGCATAATGGCCTAAAAGCGGTGGTTACGGTATCCGACGTGGTTCGGCATCCGAACCAGTACGTTCTGCACAATCAAGTCAATTTCAACGTCAATTCAACACTGGCAGAAGGAGCTGTTGGGTTTGGTAGTTCGCTCGCCTTCGTTGAGTTTGAGATAGAAGACGCGGTAACAGCAACTGCGTCTGTTGCGCACACGTCATTGGTCGATGTCAGCGTCAACCAGTGCAATACAGTAGACGAAGGGGCGGACAAGCGAAACACGCTGAACCGCTCCGTATCTGCTAGCTACCGCTGCTTCGCCGCATACGATGTGGATGATCTTGTATTTGCGACGAACCACGTTGAAATAGTAGCAAACCAAACGTGCGTCTATGCACCATACGGTAGCGATACGATACCGATTAATAGCTCCGATCCTTCAAGCACAGGAACGGTGGTTCAAACACACACAGCCACACTGTACTTCCCGGATAGCACAAACGTGGTCCACACGAACTGCGCTGGATCAGCAAACACGATGACCGGCTTCGTCATGCAGTTTGAGCATTTGGACATATTGCGCCCGAGTGAAGCCGTTACGTCAAAGTTAAACCTATCCATGCGGGCGGCTCCAACGGCGGAAGGAACGACGCAGAAGATAGACGCCAGCGTAACTATTCGCGGAGATGGTGTTGTTTCGTTTGACGATATCGGCGAGCGCTTCAACGACCAGTACACGGCAACCTGCTTTAGAGGGGGTTACGCAACTTCTATGTCGCCAACAAGAACATTCGTCCAAAAAGAAGACGGTTATCCGCACTGGAGGACATTTGGGCCTGTAGGTGTAGTGGCTTCAGGTTTTGCTCAATCAGAGTCTACCGTAGTAGGGATGCAGAACTACGCAGATGTCTGCAAGGTAACGCACGCGGCGCTGCTGTCTGAGGTTGGATTCTCGAACGCTGTTTTGAGCAGTCAGACAGCGCTAACAAGGCTGATCTCTATTGCGCCTAGAACTGGTGGCGATACGTCAGTCGGATTCCAGTCTGCAATAGTAGCCAGTGCGCTGCACTACAACAGTGAGCACATCACGGCAGCGAGTTTGATAAGGAACGACGGGGCGATTACTAGCGTCAAGCGTTTTAACCTGTTTGGGCCAGAAAGCCGTGGATACCCTAGAGCGGTTGACACACCGCTTAAAGAACACTATGTGGTATCATCGCTTGACTTGAAGGCCATCACAGGGGTGGGCGATCTTGATGACAACATCTTCCCGTATGGAGTTATATGATCAAACTTAGCTCAGGATTGCGCAACGCGATGGTGACACAGTACGGCCTTCAGGCAATGCTGAACTATGGGCGCATCTATGTCTATTCTGGAGCGCAGCCTAATTCAGCCGACGACGCACCTACCGGCACTCTGCTCGGCTTTATCAGCGACAACGGTGACATCCCAGAACCAGGGTTTGAGACAGGTGGCTTGATCATCGCTGCAGGCGAAAACGCAGGTTCTTTGGAGAAGTCGGGAACCTGGGTGCTGACTGGGGTGGCGTCTGGCGTCATTGGCTGGTGGCGGTTCGTTTGGAATTTGCATGACTCTAACACTTTCTCAGAGACAACGCCGCGTATCGACGGCTCGTTTGGAGATAGTTTCACGATGGCAGATAGCTTTGTCAGTGCAGCGACCAGCACCACTATCGCCAATTTCTATCTTGAATTTCCGGCTCACTAAGGAGTACCTACATGGCTAAGTTTTCTACAGGTTTGCGCACAGGGATGCTCAACGCGACTGGCGCTAAGACCGCGCTGAACAGCGGCTTTCTCAAGATTTACTCTGGTACTGTACCGGCTGACGCGGATGCTGCGCTTGGCGGCGCAACACTGCTCTGCACGGTGTCAAACGCTAGTACTGGAACGGGTGTTACGTTTGACGCACCCGCAGCAGGGGTGCTGTCTAAAGCTGCAGCAGAGACGTGGAGTGGTGTTAATGCTGCAACCGGAACGGGTACGTTCTTTCGCTTTGTAGCCGCCGCTGACGATGGTACGTTGAGCACTAGCGCTCCGCGCGTTCAGGGTACGCTCAGTGCTGCGGGTACTGGTGACATGAATCTAGCGACAGCTACGTTTACTTCCGCAGCTACATTTACCCTGAATTACTTTAACGTCGACCTCCCGACGTACTAAGTCATGGCGAAGCTCTATCGGGTCGCTGAACCGAAGCCGGTTGTAAAACCGACTCCGTATGAGCCGCCACCTCCGCCGGCACCTCCGCCACCTCCACCACCTATAAAGCCACCAGTTCTGCCGCCTCCGCCAAAACCAAAGCCGTCAATACCGACTCCGACAAACTGCGGAATAAGGGTTTATCAGGTTTGGGCTGACTTCACAGTCATGGCGTTAGGCTGCGATATAGCAACAATTTACTTTTTCTCGTACACCCCGGCGCAAGCCGCAAAGCAGAAGAAAGCGTGTCTTTTGAAGTACGCGAACAGCCAGGCGTATGACGCGCAGGAGTTGTGCTCTAGCATATGGGATCAGCGGCTATGAGTGACTGGAACGCAGGCGCGCGCAGTATCGCCACCCTCTACGGCAACGGCTGGTACGGCTTCGTCGTCGCTGCCGGCGCGGTCGGGGTTCGCGTTGGATTCAACGACGCGGACACCAACGAACTCGATGAGATGGAGCACGGCTTCTTCATGGAGTCGGGCAAGTACCGGGTGCTCGAAAAAGGCGTACCGAAGACAGCATCCGCTTCATTCACCAGTACCACGCAGTTCAGTGTTGCGCGATACAACGGCACGGTCTATTACTGCGTCGGCACGACCAAGACCTTCGTGGTCGGTGTGCCGTTCCTGCTACCCGGTGCGGTTGTCTACACCAGCGCCACGCCGTCGCTGGTCGACGTATTCCTCGACTCGGCGTTCTTCTACCAGCTGGATGAGATTACCGAAGCGTCTATCGTCACTGAAGCTGACGCACTGCTGACGCAGCCGGCGAACGGATCAGACCTAAGCTTCTTGCCGATGGGGTGTTACGCTGCCAGCAGCACGACAATAGCTGCGGTGAATGCTTCCTTCCCGCCAATGACGCTGGAGATTGGCGGCACACATCCAGTCGGTGTGAACGCCTCATTCAAGCCGATGGGACTGTACGCGCAGGGCAGCACGACGATCAACGTCTGCAACCTGTCGTTCCAGCCGATGACGCTGGGAATTTCGATATACGACCTCGTGCCTACGGTGGTCGGCGTCAACGCTTCGATGCACCCGATGCGGGTCGATGCACTTGGCGGCTATGTGCTGGCTGGATTCGGTGTCAACGCGAGACTCCCGCCGATGGGGTGTTACGCTGCTGGCAGCGTCCCGATTGCCGCAATCAACGCATCGTTCCCGCCGATCGGCCTGAGCCTGCACGGCAAGCACACCCGCGATGGTCCGACATTCACGGTCATCTTGCCAGCTATGATGGGCATCAGCGCCGAGAACTACGTCAAAGAGTCGGCAGTCATTGTCAGCCGCGCGCAGTACCGTGTGTTCAGCGACTTCCGCGAGACGGCTGTACTGAACGACCGCGCAACCAGTATCGTCACTGTCAAGCGTGATCTGCGCGAGAAGGCCAAACTGGCTGACCGCGACTACGCAACGGCACGCTCAACGCATGACGTGACTGAGACGGCGGTACTGGACGACCAGACGACGCTGTACAACTACCGCAACGATGTACGCGAGACTGCACCGATCGTCAGTGAAGCGACGGCAATCTCCGTTGCCCGACGCGATGTACGCGAGACCTTCAAGGGTGGTGATCGTATCGACACCGCCAGCATCTACACGACGCGCGAAGTCGCGGCTCTGAATGATGCTGTGACGCTGCGCACGCGCACAGTGCAGGATGTACGCGACGCTGCTGTACTGAATGACAGCTACGCAGATGTAGTGAGCGGTGTTGAGACAGTACGCGACAGCGCCGTCCTGAATGACAGTGCAACGAACCTCAGCACGACCAGAGTTGTCGTGCGTGAGCGCGGATTTATCTCAGACGCGGTGTCGTTGATCAGCCAAGGCGAAGTGTGGACGGCGAACGTCAAGACCTGGGCCATGTCACGTTACGAGAACTTCCCGCTGGAGAGTTTCAACGACAGCTACGCGCTGGGCGAGGACGGCATCTTCGCACCGAGCGGGCAGTACGCTGACGGCAGCTTCACCACGGGCGTCACCCGTCTGGGCGCGTCGGTCAAGAAGACGGTATCGAACCTGTACTTCTACGGTGATCGCGCGAATGCGATGGAGGTCGACGTCACCGCCGATGTGCGTGGGCTACGCCAGACTTATAGCTACACGCAGATGAACCGTAGTGCGGACGACTCGCGCATGGTGCGCTGTGACCTAGGTAAAGGCTTCCATAGCACGAACTATCAGTTCACCGTCAGAGGTAGCGGAGCGTTCACGGTTGAGCACATCGAGCCTGTAATTCAGGCGGGATCAAGGAGAATCTGATGGCTGACAACGGTGGAATAGGTGACAGCCTTGTCCTAGAAGGTATTGATGGCCCTTTTACTGCGTCGATCTGGGATCAGAACACCCCGTTCTCAACTGACCAGGCAGTCTCTGAAGCCGAGTCACTTGGCGAGGAAATAGCAGACTTAGTAACTGAGTTGGAGAAGCGTGCAGCAGACGCGGCGCTAGATGCAGAAGCTGCGATCAAAGCAGCCCTGGCGTTCAAACCTGCTTTTGACCCAGTAGAATCCAACACACCTGAGTTTGACGAGCCTGAGTTCGAGCTTGGTGAGTACGGCGAGGTGCCTGCTGTAGCTGCGTACTTGGCACCAGAGGCACTCACTGTGTACGCGCCGAAGCAGCTTAGCGCTACATTGAGTGAAGGTTCAGTTGCTGCGCCAGTTTCCGGTGTTATAGCTATCAGCGATCCAGCCGGGCTAGGCGGCTCCAGCGGCACGCCGTCCGCTCCAAGTGGCACGACGCTAACCGTGAGCAACGCACCGACATTCAGCGTCGTGGTGGATGATGTACCTGCCGCTCCTGCTGTTCCGACACTGGTCGACGTAGATGTAGTGGCGAGCTACCAGCCGTTACAGACGGCGACGTTCACCCATATCGACTCGACTGACCTCGACACAGCAGCTGCGCGGCTGCGTACTGCACTCGCCCTGTCGTCCGTGGTGCTGCCTGATTACAGTTATCACATTCCACTGGTGTTCGATGCGGTGGGTTCGCTACTGGCTGCAACAGGTATCCAGACCGCTGACATCCTGGTTGATGCCGACAAGATTACCAAGCCGCACACCAGTCGCCTTGATGCCATGTGGAGCAAGCGCCAGCACGATGCACCAGAGTCGTACACCTACTCCAACGTAATGCACGATAAGTTCTCGGCTCGTGTAGACCGCAGCAACACGATCCAGCAGGCCAAGTGGACAGCGGAAGCCTTGATCACCGGAATGGAACTCGGCGTGGCTGCGCACAGCATGTTGATCGACATCGAGAGCAGCATCTACGACATGCGCTTCCAGGCCAACATGATGCAGGCTGACGCGCAGCTTGAGATGGCGAAGGCCGCTGTTGCGCTCTACAACGCCAACGTGTCGATCTACGCAGCAGAGGCGGAAGTCTACAACGGCGAACTCGCCAAGCTCTCTGCCGACGTGGAGAAGTACAAGAGCGAGATGGCACTGGAAGAACTCAAGGGCCGGGTTAACACATCCCGCTCCGAAGCCTTCTCTGCCGAGGAACGCAGCAAGGGTGTGCAGGCCGCGCTCTACGACGCCAAGATCAAGGTACAGGCTGCAAAGGTCAGTGCTTACGCCGCGAGTCTGCGCGCACTGGCTGGGCAAGTCATGCAACAGGAAGCCGTGGTAGAAAACTACAAGGCCAGCGTTATCGAGTGGGAAGCCGACCTGAAGAACATCGCTGCTAACTACGACCTGTACTCTGCAAAGACTAAGGGCATCGTGGCGCAGATGCGCGGCGAAGCGGCCAAGCAGAGCGTGACCGTGGCGGATAATCGAGGTGTTGAAGCGAAGGCTCAGATTGAAGCTGCACGAGTGAGTGTCAAGGCAGCGAGGATTAAGGCTGAGCTGGCCGGCAAGACCGCTGAACACACGCACGTCATCGAGCAGAACAGTGCTATCAGCGCCGGTTATAACGTCGCGGCTGCGAACTACTCAGCTCAGGTGGCGCAGTGGTCTGTCGGGTATAAGCAGCGCGCGTCTGCCTTTGAAGGCACGCAACTCTACCTAAACGCGGCACAGAATTACATGACCCGCAGCACAGAGTCCTACGCCAGAGCAGCACGCTTGACGCAGCAGGTAGGTACGCAAGTCGCTACCGCTCAGGCGCAACTGGCAGAGACTGCTGGACGTGCCGGTGCAGCCATCGAACAGGGCCGGCTGGCTGGCTTCAGGGCTTCAACTTCTGCGAGCGCAGGTGCAAGTATCGGCGGCAACCGTGGCTGGAGCTTGTCCAAATCAAGTAGCAGCTCGACCGGGTACTCATACGGTGAGAGCGTCCAAGAGAGCCTATCAAGATGAGCTTCAGCATACCCATTCCCGCCCTCTACACCAGTGTCACTGGCAGGCTCGAACTGCCTTCAGCTGGCGACTACGAACTTGACCTGCCCGAGTTCGATCTTCCGGTTATCCAGCTTGAAGTCGCTGAGCCGGTGGCGCAGCCTGATCAACCGGATTACACAACAGATACCGTGCCCGCGTTCGGCGTCATGGCTGAGAACGCGAAAGCCGCGTCCTACACAGCGGCTACGGAAGTCATTGCTTTTATAAACCCAGACATGGCGGTCACTCCGACCTACAGCACAGCGCCATTAGTTCCGTCGCTGGTCTACCAAGCTGCGACAGGCGCACCCACGCAGTACCCAGAGGCTGGTCTGATCAGCATCCCTGACAGCGCGGGTCTAGTGACGCAATTAGCACCTTCAATTAGTGTCGGCGACCGGCCAGCCATGCTGGAGATTCTGACGCGCGGCTTTATCGAGGCAGACGTTGACCTGTTCAACGCCGCAGTTCCTGTGACTGGCGCGGTAGACGCTACACCGCTGGATGACGCGCTGCCTCTGGTGTTGTCGCGCAACGATGACGCACTCGTCGCCAAGCTGACTGAAGTCATGGCAGGCTCGCCCGCACTGGACCTCCTCACACGCGAGCTGATGTACCAGCAGGCGAACGAAGTCATCACCGACAGCGAAATTGTTGCCGAGCAGCAGATCATGGGCGAGTCAGCCGCGCGTGGCTTCTCACTACCCAACGGTGCGGCGACGGCGAAGATGCTGGAGATGACGAAGAAGTCAGCATACACCCGCCTAGAAGCGGCGGAGGCGGTGCGCGACGAGACCTACAAAATCACTCGCGCTCAGGTCGACACTGCGATTGCGAAGGCGATGGCACTCGAACTCAAGCACTCGTCTGTCCAGTTGAAGTATTACGCGCAGCTGCTGGAGACACAGAAGTACAATATCAAACTGCACGTCACGCTGTTCGACTCAATCGCGGCATTGTTCAACGCCAAGGTGAAGGTACTGAATATTCAGGTGAGCGCGTACAGCGCCTACATCCGTGCCGTGTTGGAACAGTACGCCGGCCACAATGCTGAACTCGGCGCGATCAACGCCAAGGTGATGACCTTCAAAGCCGAGACGGATGCGTACTCAGCTCAGGTCTCAACGATAGAGTCTATCGCCCGGATCAACACGCTAAAGGTCGAGGACGCGCTGCTTGCGGTGAAGGAATACGAAGCCTATATCGGTGCGGTGGACAACAACATCAAGATGATCAAGCTGAACCTGGAAGCGTACCGCACTGCCGTAGGCGCGTACTCGAAGTCGATTGATACCGACGTGGCTTATGTGTCTGCCTACGCAGATTACGTCGGCGCGGAGAGCGCGAAGATTCAGGTGACGGAAGCGAACATTCAGAGCTACAGCAGCTTCTGGTCCGCAGAGCGTGCGCGAGCAGGCGCTTACGAGAACTGGGCGAATGCAGCATCCAGCGTGATCAACGCAGAGATGGCAGAGTACAAGGACTATGCCGCTGCACAACGGTCGTACATCGCCACGATGTCAGATAAGGTCAACGCTTCTGTGCGAGCGCTCAGTACCTACCTCTCCAGCATGGACACGGTGAGCAGCTACACCTCGTCATACAACAGAGCATTCGCCGCGTGGAGCGCATTCGATATGTCGGTGCAGCTTAACAACGCAGAAGTTCAGTTGACGCAGGACACCTTACGAACCAGCGCACAGGCTGATGAAACGCGGCTAGAAGCGGGAAGACTGGGCGCAACTGTTACAATTATGGCGGGCTTGGCGCAGGCGGCTTACTCAGTGATTGGCACTAGCGTTTCGATCAACGCGAACGCCAGTGCAGGCACTTCTGCCAGTGAAAACAACTCGCTGGGTTACAACGGAAGTTTGTCACGCAGCTACTCGCACTCGCGCAGCAAGTCATTATCTAGGTAAGGGGATCACTATGAGTTTCAGTAGACAGTTTGAGGCGGCGAACCAGAGCTACATGGCGAAGCAGGCTGCGGAGACCTTCAAGACGAACCAGGAGGGTGCTTGGCACGGGGCAGACATCAGCTCCCAAGCGGATTACCGGGCTAACCAGAGTGGTATTGGCTGGAAGAATGCGGATACCGAAGCCAAACGCGGAGCGGACCAAGGTGCGCTGGCGCGGAGCCAAGCGTCTCTGTACGGGTCTCAGGCCGTTGCCGGTAACCTGAACAACAGCACCAACGCGCAAGACCTTCAGCGGTCGGGGTACTCGACCGATCAGTTTATGGGGCAGCGGTACGCAGCTGGTGGGTTTGTTGACGCCGCCAAGTACGTCGGAGGAGGCGCACGCACCCTGTGGGAAGGTGGTAAAGCGCTGGCCAAGGACGTGGGGCGCTCGAATATCCCAGGTGGGGAGTCTATGGCTGGGTGGGCAAATGACGCGTCAGCACTTGTGTCCGGAGCGCGGTCTGGGTTCACCGGCGACAAGTACACGCCCAATCAATACCGCGCCAAAGAGTTTCGAGAGCTGGCTGGGTACAAGCCAACATACGCCCAAGAAGCCGGGGCGCAACCAGCCGTGCCCCGCTCAGCTCCAGCCGCAGCGATTCAGCCCCCTGCCAAGATTGCAGTCGCAGAGAAACCAGCACCGAGAGCAGAGCCGCGTGAGTCCGCCAAGAGCAACGCTGACTGGAACGCGTGGGTGGCACACGCCAATAAGCCGCAGGCGCTTTCGATGGAAGACAGGCTGCAGGCTATGGCACCCCGTATGGGCAGCATGGCGCGAGACGCTACTGCAAACATGGTCGGCGCAATGGGCGCACTGACCCAGCGGGACAAGGCCAACCAGGAAGCTGCGCACCAGGCGCTGTACGGGCCGGCGCAGATCAGACAAGCCGATGCTCAGGCGCGGTACTACGATTCTCAAGGCGCTGCGGCAAGAACCAATGCAGGCACCAACGCCGCACGCGTCGGAGTGGCCGGGAAGGCGCAACAGTACAAAGCCCTGGTGGACCAGCTGGCCACGATGAGTACCGGAGACCCAAAGAAGGACGCTGCAAACCCCATGTACCAGAAGTATTTGGCGCGGGTGCAGGGACTGGATGACGAGATGACCAAGATGTCTGAGTTCGCATTCACAGCCACTCCGGAGAACTTCGCTGAAGGCGGCATGATCGGTGCCATTGGTGCAGCCCCGCAGCAAGACCCAATGACCGCCCGCTATGGCCAGTACGTTCATGCCGCTATGCAGGCGGGGGTGCAGCCGCTGCCGATGGAGAAGTTCGTCGGTCTGCTGGCCGCGACGCAGGCGAAGATGCAGCAGGCACCAGCCGGGGCGCAGCCGGGTCAGCCGCAAGGGTATGCTGCGGGTGGGGCTATTGAGGTTGAGGGGCAGCAAGTCCTCGGGCCGGGTACCGGGAAGTCGGACTCCATCCCTGCTATCATAGACGGCAAGCGCCCTGCGGCGCTGTCGACGGGGGAATTTGTGATGCCAGTGGAAGCTGTGCAGCACTTTGGCCTGGATCGACTGACCAAGATGGTTGCCGCCGCTCGCAAGGGCCAACAAGCTAACGCGTAAACAGGTAATTTATGAACTTTGCCATAGACCCGACGAACACGGCGCAGACCGATCCGGCAAACGCCGGGTTCAAGTCCGCAGAGGACGCCAACAACGCACCGCTGCTCCAGGGGCTGGCTGGACACGTACGCAAGTGTTGGGAGGCGGCACGCACTGCCAAGTCTCCTATCCTTGAGCGGCTGCTGACCGCGCAGCGGGCACGGCGAGGTGAGTACGCTGCCAGTGTTCTGGCGGAGATTCGCAAGCTAGGCGGCTCGGAGGAGTATGGCCGGGTGGTATCCAACAAGTGCCGCATCGCCGAGGCATGGCTGCGTGACGTTTACCTTGGTCAGACAGAGCAGCCGTGGACGCTGGTGCCTACACCAAGCCCTTCGGTACCTGACACCGAGCGCGATAAGGTGCGTGCCGCCCTGTCTATGGAGTTGGCGGAAGTCTTCGCAGTAACCAGTGAGCCGCCAGCGGCGGACATCGTCGCCGCGCGCACTGCCGAGCTGGAAGACGCCGTTCAGGAACGTATCCGGGATGACTCCCGTAAGGCCGTTGAGCGGATGGAGCGGGTGATTGGCGACCAGCTGACCCAAGGCGGCTTCCACGACGCACTGGGCGAGTTCCTCAACGACTTCACGACGTTCCCCGCTGCACACTTCAAGGGGCCGATATATCGCAAGCGCACCGAAGTGCAGTGGAAGCAGGGAGCTGATGGCCAGTGGCAACCCCAGGTGGCAGAGATTGTCGCCCCGGAATTCAGCCGCATCGACCCGTTCCGCGCATACCCATCCCCAGGCTCTACCGGCCCGCAGAGCGGCTACTTTATCGAGCACATCACACTATCTCGCGGCGAGCTGTACGACCTGATCGGTGCCGAGGGGTTCAGTGAGGAGTCCATCCGTGAAGTGCTGCGGGAGAACACCAGTGGTGGACTGAGCACCTGGCTTGGGTTGACCGATGCGTCCGTTGCCGAGTCCGAGAAGTCCACCAACAACACGCAGAACCCGGATGTTGAGATTGACTGTCTGGAGTTCCACGGCCCGGTGTCTGGCAAAGACTTGATCGAATGGGGCGTTGCAGCAGAGGAAGTGACTGATGCAGACCGTGACTACGAGTCCTGCGTCTGGCTGATTGGCCGTTGGGTGATCAAGGCCCAGCTCAACTATGACCCGCTCAACCGCCGCCCGATCCGCAAGGCATCGTGGGAAGAGATTCCCGGCGAGTACTGGGGCCAGGGGCTACCCGACTCCCTAGCTGACGTGTCTGGCGTAGTGAACGCTGCGATCCGTGCTTTGGTCAACAACATGGCGATGGCCTCTGGCCCACAAGTTGCCGTGAACGTCGACCGCCTGCCCCCCGGTGAAGAACTGACAGCGATGCACCCGTGGAAGGTTTGGCAAGTTCAGGAGAGCCAGTTCGGCTCCAGCGCACCGCCCATAGACTTCTTCCAGCCGAACTCAAACATCAGCGAGATCATTGCTGTACTGGACAAGTTCTACCAGTTCGCCGACGACTGGTCTCTGATCCCACGCTACATGGGCGGCAGTGCCGGTGGCATGGGTGAGGTGGGTCGTACCGCCTCCGGGCTGTCCATGCTGTTCAGCGCGGCGAACAAGGGGTTGAAGGGTGTGGTGTCCACCATCGACGCCCGCGTCATCTCCCCGACGCTGGAGATGCAGTACACCAACAACATGCTGTACTCGGATGACCAGACCTTGAAGGGCGACGCCTCTGTCGTAGCCCGTGGCGCTGTGTCGCTGATGCAGCTGGAGACTTTGCAGCTTCGTCGTAACGAATTCCTCACCGCGACAGCCAATCCGATGGACTCCCAGATTGTCGGACTTGAAGGTCGTGCGGAGATTCTGCGTGAAGTGGCCAAGGGTCTACAGATGGACATCAACAAAGTGGTGCCTAAGAAACTGCAGCAACCGGCACCTCCGCAACCGCAACCGGGGGGTCAACAGCCTCCGGCGGCTAACCAGGAAACTCTGCAAAACGGCGCAGCGGTGACCGACAACTTCAGCCCTAACTCCATGCGCAGCGTGTAACCTGTTTACATGTAAACGCCAATATGTTAGGTTATGAACAATTTAGGAGATCGTATGAAACCCAAGTTCTTGAGTGAAGGTAAAGAGCCGAAACGCGAAGAGAAGAAGGAAGCCAAGATGGCCCCTAAAGCGCGCGGCGCGGTGGAGAAGAAGGAAGCCAAGAAAGGCTTCATGCCGTTCAAGAAGGGCGGCAAGGTCTGCTAAATGCGGGACCAGGCATTTTATGAATCGTGTGCTCGGATTAAGTTCGAGCACCCAGAATTTCTGAGCAAGTTGAAAGACAAGCTCGGGAAGTACCACGGCGACGTGGTGCTGCAGCGTGACGAGGTTACGGTGCGATGGGCGCAAGGGCGTGCTCAAGAACTGTCCGATCTGATCGGCGAAATTGAGAACGCCTCTGATTATCTGCGAAAAGCCTAGTTCAGTGGCATCTACGGAAAAGCACTAGCGGGCATCGAGGAGACACAATGTTTGACCCTAAAGCAGCAGGCGAAGAGGCCGACAAAATGATCAACGAACTGAATCAGCCCAGTGCTGAAGATCAGGCCGTGGACACAACGGAAGCCATCGTGCAAGACGGACCAACGTCTAACGACGACCAAGGCGCAGGTACTACCGACGCCACCCTCCAGCAAGACGACACCAGTCAGAAACTGGAAGCCCTTACCAAGCAGATGCAGCAGGCGGAACAGCGCTGGAAAGTACTGCAGGGTATGGTTGACAAGAAAGATTCCGAGATCGAGACGTTGCGATCCCTGCTCGCGCAGGTCAGCGCTCCGAAGGCCGACGTGGAAGCGTCTGCTGCTCAGCCCGTGAATCTGCTAACCGCTGACGATGCGAGTTCGTTCGGTGAAGACCTCATCGACATGACCAAACGCGCCAGCTTGTCCGTACTTCAGGCAGAGATGCCGCGCATCATGAAGTCGATTGAAGACAGGCTCTCCAAGTTGGAGGGTTCCGTTCAGGGAGTGCAGCAGGTCGCTGCGAAAACTTCCCAGGATCAGTTCTTCGATGGCCTCGTCAGCGCTGTAGCGGATTGGGAAGCAATCAATGTCGACGAAGGTTTCCTTGCATGGCTTAACGAGACGGATCAGTTCACCGGGGCGACCCGCATGGAGCTGTTGCAGCATGCCTTTGGCAAACAGGATGTGGCCCGCACTGCGGCGTTCTTCCTTGAGTTCAAGCGTCTGTACCGTAACGAGCCGGAACCGGAACAGCAGAGCAGCAAGATTGCGAAGCTGGTGGCACCGGGCAAAGCCAAGAATTCTGCAGCACGCGTTGAGTCGGCAGGTAAGCGAGTGTGGACCCGAGCCGAGATCGCCAAGCTCTACAGCGACAAGCGGGAAAATCGTATCACCCAGAAAGCGTTTGATGAGTTTGAGCGCGACATCTTTGCGGCACAGAACGACGGCAGGATTGCTGCGTGATGTGCTTACACGTAATCACATTGTTTAGGAGCTAAACATGGCTTATCCCAATGCAGCTGGCAGCCCCAGCTATAGCGGTACCTTCATCCCGGAGATTTGGTCTTCCAAATTGATCGAGAAGTTCTACGACGCCACCGTGCTCGCAGCGATCTCCAACACCAACTACGAGGGCGAGATCAAAGGCCAAGGCGACAAGGTCAAGATTCGCACCATCCCCAGCCTGGAAATCAACGACTACAAGTCGGGCCAGACCCTGGTCAACCAACGCCCGGAAAGCAGCAATGTCGAGTTGCTGATCGACCAAGGCAAATACTGGTCTGCCATCGTTGACGATGTGCAGGTTGTCCAGTCCGACATCGGCTTGATGAACATGTGGGCTTCCGACGCTTCCGAGCAGATGAAGATCGCCATCGACCGTTCCGTTCTGGGCGGCATTGCTCCCGACGTGGCTGCGGCCAACAAAGGTGCTACTGCAGGTAAAGTCTCAGGTGGATACAGCCTTGGCGTCACCGGCACTCCGATCCAGCTGTCCAAGAGCACCATCCTGGAGTACATCGTTGACTTGGGTTCCGTGCTGGATGAGCAGAACGTACCTGAAGCTGGCCGTTTCCTCCTGTTGCCTTTCTGGGCGGTTAACCTGCTCAAGAAGTCCGACCTGAAGGACGCCTCTCTGACTGGCGACAGCACCTCTGTCATGCGCAATGGCCGCATCGGTATGATCGACCGCTTCACTGCGTACACCAGCAACAACCTGCCGCGTGTCACTGATGGCGCTAACCAGTGCTATGACATTCTGGCCGGTCACAAGAACGGACTCACGTTCGCTTCTCAGCTGGTGAAGACCGAGACCCTGCGTGCAGAGTCCACCTTCGGCAACATCATGCGCGGCTTGCAAGTCTTTGGCTACAAAGTCATCGACGGTTCCATGCTGGCTCGCGGTTATGTCTATAAGTGATAGGAGCTAACACATGGCTACGTTTACCACTGCACAAATGAAAGCCGCCGGGGTTCTCCCGGCTTCGATGGATGCTGCCAGCACGCCGGGTCCGGTGATGTTGGAGTACCTGATTGATGGCGCTAAAAAGGCCATCGCCGCTGCCGACATCGTGACGATGTACGACATCCCGACTTACGCCGGGTTTGTTGTCTCCGCCGCGTCTGTTGAGGTTCTTGTTGCGGGTACTGCCACCGGTACTTGTGACATTGGTATCGCTGGTACGGACATCACGGGCCTCACCGCCTTTGCTACCGACGCTGTCGCGGGCACCATCAAGCTGGCTACTGCGGCCAACTCGGTGCTAACCGCTGGCTCCGCTTCGTCCCTGACCCTGCAGCAGAACACCGCTGGCCTGGGCACTGCGAAGCTGCGCGTGCGTATCTTCGGCACCTACCTGGATTCGTAATCCAGCCTAGCTGAACAGGGGGCTACTTCGGTAGCCCCTTCCCTCATTCAGGAGTCAATATGTCCGATATGCTGCGCCATGTTCCTACTGGCGATCTGTACATCTTTACCGAAACCCTGGCTGCTCGCGCAGACATGGAACTGATTCCTAGCGCCCCGGTTGAAGTTGCTACGCCGGAGCCGGTCAAGCCGAAAGCCCAACGTGCCAAGGCCATCAAGATTACCCCCGCCCCGGTGTTCACCCCTCTGGTGTTCCCTAGCTCGGACGAAGAAGAATGACCAGCGCAGAACTGCTGCAGCGGGTGAGAGAGATGCTGCGCGACAACGTGCAGCCCTACCTGTTTACCGACGAGTCGATCTACTTGCACTTGACGGAAGCGCAGATCAAGTTCTGCCAAGCCACACATGTGCTGGTGGACCACACCACGTACACAGTAACAACTGAAGCCGACACAGCGGTGTACCCGCTGGACAAGCACATCCTGCGTGTCTACGGCGCTCGGGTATCTGGGGAAGCCAGCGGGCTAGTGCCTGTTGTCGCCCACCCACGCAAGCTGCTGTACTCGTCATCCAGGGGAATGCCGATCTGTTACGCGATGGACTACGGTGTACGTACGCTTGCGCTCTTGCCGGTGCCTGACGCTGCTTATGAGATCGAGTTAATGGCTGCTGTCCGACCGAGCGACGTTATCTCTGAGTCATCTGAACCGGTCATCCCGGAAGAGTACGTGCCCGAGCTGGCGTTCTACGCTTGCTCCCGACTGACGGCGCACATTGACTCCGATGCAGGCAACCCGAAAGCCGCAGCTGACTTTGACATGCGCTGGCTGACCGCACTACGAGATGCCAAGCGGGAAGTGTACAATTACCGAACTGGCGAGACGGTGGAGTTCCCGAAGACCACCTGAGCTGTTTACATGTAAGCAAGGGGTTGTATGGGCATACTAGAAGACATCGAGCGTCGCCGTAACGAAATCCGTGCCGAGATGCGCCAACCTCGGCCCGCACCAGTAGCAGCACCTGTGGTGCCTGAACCCGACTCATGGGGTAACCGCTTCACCGATGTGGGTGTGGATGCGCTCAAAGGCGCGGTTGGGTTGGGGCAGACGGCTGTAGGTATCGGTGATCTGGCCACCGGCGGGCTTGCGTCCAAAGCGCTGAACAAAGTAACCGGGTACGACCCGGAAGCCACCAAGAAGATTGCAGACGGGTGGTACTCAAACGAGCGCCAAGCTGCGAACAAAGCCGTAGCCGACGCTGAAGGGTTCATGCCCACTGTCGGCGCGATGGTGTCCAACCCGTCCACCATCTTGGGTGGCGCTGTGGAGATGGTTCCGCAGCTTGCAGGTTTGTATGGCACTGGCCGGATGGCACTTGCCAAGATCGGGGAGAAGTACGGCCCTGAAACAGCCAAGAAGCTGGCACCGTGGGTGTTCTCCGCTGGCGAAGGTTTGCAGCAGGCCGGGTCGTCTATGCAGCAGCTTTCCTCGGACCCCAACGTCGGTCTGGGCGACGCGTACCTTTCGTCTTTAGGTTCTGGCGCTACCACGGCGTTGATCGGGCGGGCTGGCGGCGCGCTGGGTGCCAAGCTCGGTTTAGGTGACGTTGATGCTGACCTGATCGCGCGGGCTGCGAGCAATGGTGGGCAGTCACTGCTGACCCGTGTGGGCAAAGGCATGGTTCAGGAAGGCTTGTTCGAGGAAATGGGCCAGTCTGCGACGGAGCAGATGTGGAGCAACCTCGCGTACAACAACCCACTCATGAGCGGCGTACCGGAAGCTGCAGCTCAGGGCGTAGTGCTTGGCGGTATGATGGGCGGCGCAATGGGCGCGTTGAACCGGCAGGGCGGAGCACCTACACCCACAACTGATCCGGCCACAGCTCCCGCGCCAGCAGCGGACCCCAATGCGTACGACATTACGCAGAACATCATCACGCCGGAAGTACACCTGCAAGACCACATCAACCAGATGCTGGGCATTGGTGCGAAGCCGCCGTCTCGGAAGGACGCCACTGAGGCATTCAAGGGGGCAATCGACCCGACAGCCATCCAGGGGCACTGGGACGCGAAGGAACAGGCGTTCGTCGCCGATGGGGTACCCAAGACTACGACCAGTGGGTTTGAGCAGTTCCTGTATGAACTCAGTGTTGATCCCGCCGCAGAAGCCGACGCCCGTCTGGCACGGAAAGCCGGTGAAGTACGCGACTCCATGTTTGGCTGGATGCAGGACGAGCAGCTGGTCAATATGCACAACATGCTACTGGAACGGGATGACCCGACCAGCACGCACCTACGCGAAGCACTTGGCCAGGAGATGCAGGCCCGTCAAGATATGTTCGAGCACGACCAGGGGGGTACTCAAACCTCAGTTCAGGAACGCACCCCGGAGTCCTTCGCTCAGGAGATCGCTGCCGGCAAGAAGCTGGAAACACCGGAGGACATCCAGTTCTACCAGAACAATGCGCCCGCTGTTGAAGACGCGCTGGCAAAAATCTCGCAGCAACCCGCCCCATCGGCAACACCTCAGGCCAAGCCCGCCAAGCCGACACCGGAGCAGCGTGCAGACGAGCAGCTGCAGGAGCGCACCGCCGCGTACGAAGAACTCACCGCCAAGACAGAGCTGATTCCCGAGAAGAAACGTGGCGTCATCGAGAGGCTCATCAACAAGAACAAGATTGCTGACGCTCGGGCATTAATGTCTAAGTACGTCGCACCGGAAGTTGCTGTGGAAGCCCCCCTGACGGACGAGCAGCGCTTGGCGAAGGGCCAGGTCAAGAAGGTCACGTTCGACGCTGAGGGCAAGGAGGTGGTAGCCTGGAATGAGCCGAGTGCCCCAGTGGTTGAGGGCGGGCCACGCGTAGGTAAGATAGTCGACCCCACAGCGCCAGCACCTGAAAGCGTTGGTAAAGTCGAGGAGTACCTTATTTCCGCTGTAGCCCCAAAAAAGTGGGACGCGGTTAAGTACTTCCACGGTGTGGCTAATGGCGGCATGACCCCAGAGCAGACCCTAGAGATGCACTCGCTGCTCATGAAGGAGCAGCTGCAACGGTCTGGCCGCGCGACGCCTAACAGGTCCGATGAACTGAAGGTGGGTAACCAACTGGCATTGTTGACCCAAGATTCTGATGAGGGGCCGTCCTCGCTTCGCGCTACCGCCAAGAAATTCGGGGTGTCTCATCAGACCGTTAAGAATTGGAACGAGAACACACTAGCATTGATTCGCCATGCGGCATCGAAGGCAGGAATCTCTGAGAAGCTCGCGCTTGAGCAACTTGGTCTGGCTAAGAACGACGCGTTGGATGTTGTGCCTATCTCAGACGCCGCTGCCGCTCAGGCAGGGTTGTCCTTCCGTAAGCGCGACGGTGTTAAGGAGATTCGTGCTGAGAGTGACGAGTTCGACCCCACCGCCGGAAATACACGTGAAGAGGTGACTGAGGGCGAGGAGGGGGACGTTACAGAAGCTGAAGCACAAGCGGCGGAGGAGCTTGGTACCACAGCGGATATTGGTGTGGATACAATGGACGTTATACATGCGGCCCAAGCGTACAACAGCTTTGCCCACCTGCACAGAAAAGATGGCGGAGAGGTACCGAACGCTGACGAGCTGTCCACTGATGAATCTGCCGCAGTAGTTGCCGCATACACCTCGTGGGACGGGAAGTCGTTAACATGGCTGCACAATCAATTTGAGGGGGTCGTAAATGCCGGTTACACCGAAGTTTCTGAACGTAGCGACGAGGCTGGAGAAGATGGACCCAGCGGCGGCGGACGCAGTGGCAGCAGACAAGCCGAAGCTGAAAGCGTGGCTGGAAGCGAGCCGACTTGGACCGCAAGCAACCCGACAACAAGCGCTGTTGTCAAAACAAAAAAGCGGCGGGTCGTCGCCCGCCCCGAAGGCACCGCCGACACACCGAGTGTCGCTGACAGCGGACGAGCTGGAGAAGCTGCTGGGAACGATGCAGGGGTCAACGGAGCCGAAGGATCGCAAGTTCGTGGAGGAAATGACTCCGGTGCTGTCCAAACTGCGGATGGAAGAAATGCAGACAATGCGGTAACCAAGCGCTCCGTCGCCCCCACCACCCGGGGTCAACCTGCCGCGCAGCTCGAAGCCAAGCTCAAGGGTTTCTTCAACAGCCCGTACTTCTTCAACCGGGCGGTGACGGTGGTGCAGGACGAGAACGACGCCAACCTACCGGCAGGTGAGCGCAAGGTGCTGTCCGAGACTCCGGGCAAGGTGCAAGGGTTCTTCTACCCGGAGACCAACAAGGTCTACATGATCGCCAGCAACATCCCGGAAGGTCGGGAGCTGTCGGTACTACTGCACGAAGTCGGTGTCCACATGGGCATGAAGAATCTGCTCGGCCAGAATATGTACGACCGCCTGATCAAGCAGCTGGAGATGTGGGAGATCGACGCGATGAGCGGAGACACCACCACTGAGGCCAAGTTGATCTCCAAGGCCCGCGAGCGGGTAGAAAAAGCCAAGGCCAAGGTTGCCGAGATGGGCGAGAAGCCCATGTCCCGTGAGACCGAGAGCGAGGAACTGCTGGCGTACTTCGTCGAAGAAGCCGTGGCGATGGGTATTGACCCCACCGCAGTCAAAGGCGGCGGCACGCTGCAGCAATGGTTCCGATCTTTGTGGGCTGCAGTCAAGGTCGCCATCCGCAAGCTCGGCATGACCCCCGAGAAGATGAAAGCCCAGCACGTTGTCGATCTGGCCTATGGCGCAGCCCGGATGGAGCTGAACGCCGCATGGCACGGCACCGCTGCCCGCTTCCGCAAGTTCGACCACGACTACATGGGGTCCGGTGAGGGCGCGCAGGCATACGGCTGGGGTACTTACTTGGCTCAGCGCGTGGGCATTGGTCGTGAGTACTGGGAACAGGACGTGCGGCGTAAAGCAGCGGATACCTACGACGGAACGCCCATCGCCAAGGACGACGACACCCCCAGAGGGAAGGCTATCCGCGAACTAAAGCGCGCGTACGACTGGGCCACCCAGACGGTAGGAAACCCAGTAAAGACGCTGGATGCGTATACGAAACGTGATCTGATGCGCGAATTTGGCTACGCTGAGAGCGATCCAGTTTTCACTGAGTTCATGGCACTGGACCCCGCCAAGATTGGTAAAAAACAAAAGCCAGAGGGCGCGCTAATGCGCGTCGATACGTCGATCCAGGATGACGAGCTGCTGGACTGGGACGCCAGGTTTGACCAGCAACCACAAGCGGTGCGAGACGCGCTAAACGCTGCCAACGATTCAGGTTCTATGGATGTAACCGTCGATGGAAACACCGGCAAGGGCATCTACAGAGACCTTGTGGACAACATGAAGTACAACAACATGGGTACGGACGGCAAGAAAGCCGCCAGCGAGTACCTCGACTCCATCGGGGTCAAGGGTATCAAGTTCCTGGATGCGAACAGCCGAGGCAACCTCAGAGCCACAACAAGCTACCCCGGCAACTTTGCGCTGCTCGACGCCATTCGCGCGGACGAGTACCTAGGTTTTGACCATATGTCCGAGGTTATGGACGCGCTTCGTTCAGATGGCATAGATGCGATGCGCCGCAACTACGAACTGTCGCCAGAACTGGATAAGCAGTTCGTTGCGTACCTTAACTGGTACAACGCTCCAGCGGACCAAACTCGCAACATCGTCGTATTCAACGATGAGAACATCCAGCGCATCTTCACCGAAGCCGGGGCGAAACCCGAGAGCCGGTTGTTCTCCATCGCTGCCGAGGACCACATCGCCAAGGTGATGGGTAAGACGGGGGTGTCCATGTACGCGGACCTCAAGTCGGTGCTTAAACAGGCGGCTGGCAACGTGAAGTTCCTGCACACCTTGGTGAAGGACGTGTCCAAAACCCTGACCTCAGCACCGAAGTGGTTGGAAGCGATCAACGGGGCGCAGATGCGCCGCACCGAACTGGAGAAGAAGGCCGAGGTGGTCGCCACCCAGGCCCGCGAGCTGAGCAGCGCCGAGCTGAAAGACGTCAACAAGTTCATCGGCGACTCGACGTTCCAGGGCAAGTGGGGCTATGACCCGAAGTTCAAGGGGCGGACGGTGACGGTCGACCCAGCGATGGCGCGTGAGTTCAACAAGCTGAACCCGAAGCAGCAGGCCATCGTCAAGCAGGTGTTCGCACACGGCGAGGAGATGAACACCCTGAAGCGGGAGATCGCCAAGAAGTTTGGCGTGAGCAGTGAGTTCTTCGGACTGGGTAAACTGGTGGGGCCGTATGCTCCATTGAAGCGTTTTGGTAGCCACGTCGGCTTGCTGAAATCTGCCAAGGTGCTGGCTGCTGAAGCTGCACTGGAGAAGAACAAGACCAAGGCCAACCAGGATGCGGTCGATGCTCTGAAGTCCAACCCGGCTGAGTTCATGGTGTCTTACTTCGACACGGCGGGGCAGGCTCGCAACTTCGTCCGTGCCAATGCGGCTAACTATGCTTCGGCAGAGAACTTCGTCAGCGCAGACCGTGAGCAGGATGGACGTGCGCCGAACTACACCGTGCTGGAGAAGGTGATGGGTGCGCTGGGTGCCGACAAGAACCTGGACCCGGCAGCGAAGAAGGCATTCGAGAAGATGATCACCGACATGTACTTCCAGTCACTGGATGAGAACAACGCCCGCCTGACCGGCATCAAGCGTCTAAACCGTGCGGGCTACGATCAGGACATGATCCGGTCGTTCCTGAGTCAGTCGAAGGCTGAGGCATCGTTCGTTGCCAACATGGAGTTCGGTGCCGCTACCAACAAAGCCTACAGTGAGATGCACGACCAGGCCAGGGCTACCCGCGACACGGAGTCGATGAACCTGATCACAGCGCACTACACCGACATGCTGACCCGTGTGGATACCCCGATTCAGGACCGCCTCGCTGCGGCCACAACGGTCTGGCTGCTTACCACCAGCCTGGGCTACCACGTGGCCAACGCCACGCAGACATTCATGGTGGCCCTGCCTAAACTGGCTGCACAATTCGGCTACACCCCGTCTATGGGTGCCCTCATCAACGGCTACAAAGTGGCCTATGGCGTGGTGTCCTTCGATCCGAAGCGCCTGCAAGTCGGGATTGACCTCAGCAAGGTGCCGAAGGGGTTGCGGGAAGCGCTGGAGCGTGCCCAGTTGATGGGTGTGCTCGATGTGGGTATGGAGGAGGACTTGTCCAGCTTCAGCCGGTTCCGTACGGGGTACAAGCTGATTGACGGTGCGTCTGGGGTAGTGGCCGCAGTTGTCCACAAGCTGTATCAGATAGCGCGTCTGGTGGAGGCATACAACCGGGTATCCACGGTGACCGCAGCGTACAACCTGGCGGTTGCTGCAAAAATGAAAGACCCCGCAGGCTATGCAGTGGAGATGGTCACCGACACGCAGGGTAACTTTGGCCGAAACGCTGCGCCGTTGCTGCTCAAGAAGCTACCGAAGGTGACCGGCCAGTACCGTAAGTACCAGATGCTGATGGCGGGTATCTACGCCAAGGCGTTCGGTCAGGCGTTCATGAATGATGACGCCAACACCAAGGCGCTAGGACGGAAGACCCTCGGGTTCATGCTGTTCCACGCCTCCATGGCTGCTGGCGCACTGGGCCTGCCGCTGATGAACCTGGCGGCAATGGCGTTCGCCTTCATGGGTGGCGACGATGACGAGCCTGCAGACCTGGAACGCTGGATGCGTGAACAGCTTGGTGGTGGCGCTGCGGCTGACCTGATCCTGAAGGGGCCCTTCTCCATGCTTGGGCTGGATGCGTCCGCCAAGCTGGGGCAGCAGAACATCATCTCCATCGCGCCGTACACCGACTTCGAGCTTGACAGTGCTGCGGGGTTGTTCAAGACCGCAGGCGGCATCGCCCTCGGCCCAACGGGTGCTGTAGCAGGCAAGATGGCGGATGCGGTGGGGTTGGCCAGAGATGGAGAGCCGTACAAGGCTGTGGAGAAGGCCATGCCGAAGGGTGTGAGCGACGTGATGTCCACGTTCCGAATGGCCAACGAGGGGTACTCCATGCGCAACTCC